TTTCTGTTAGGTACAACTGTTTCTTTCATATTATCTTGTTCATAATGTCCTTCAGGAACATCAGCACCACCAGTTACCAAAGCTGAGTTTAATAATTGAGATAAACCATCTAATTTAATAATTTGATGTGTTACTGGATGCCATTGATAATTTTTGTCGTTATCAAATGGTGGATGATTAGCACTCCAAATATCATTAATATACTCAACTAATGCTGTTGCTCGCTCTAATTCTACTTTGTGCTTTTGACCATAATCAAAACCTAGTGCTGTTACTTGATAGCCATTAGCTAATAGGTGTAACAATAATGAACTAGAGTCCATTCCACCTGACAGTGATAATACTGCTTTTTTCATGACTTTATTATTTTATAAACGATTTAAACTTATTCAAATTAAAGATAATGTCTTCTAACTTGTCATCCAAGTTTTTCTCAAAGTAATACTCTAATTTTTCTTTTGGTTTCCAATCAATACCATTATCAGCATATCTTTTACCTTCAGCACCTACTAATATTGGATTAGATGTATCTACTGATTTGATAAAGTTCCAATCACCATATGACATAAATTCTTGTGGTAATGAGCATCCTAATAAATGATGATAAACATCTTTTCTAATTATACTACGTTCTACTAATCGTCTAATAAATTCCATTCTACCATACATTGCCATTTCTAATGGAGTATAATTTGTATCTCCACCTGTAGCTGAATAAAAATATTCTTGATACGCTATACTAGAATGATTAAATGCAATATGAGTATATCCTAGATCAATTAATGTTTGGTAAGTAGTAACTAGTTCAGTCATATCTTTACCTTGACATACAGCCATTAAATTAATACCTTCTGGGATATATTGCTTGTAATTGATCATCCAACTTTTAGCATTTACTAATGTTGTATTAGCATCATTCCAAGCATCAGGAACAATGAATATATTAGGACGAACTAAATTAATTTTTTCTAATAAATCTTCTGTTGTATGTAGTACACCCTCGAATAAACCATTATCGCAGATTATAAATGAACCTGGTTTTTCCCTATACTCTAACATATGGGTTTTATACTGAGGGTATTGGTCTATCAAATGTGGAAGAACATATTGGTAGTCATTCCATTTTAAACTTTCCTTTAAAAAACATAAAGGCACTTCATGTGAAATTTTCATTCTATTAAGTTAATATTTAATTTTTATACTTCCAAATAAACCCACCTGCTGTTTTAGCTAAACCAACAACACAGTTGTTTATACTTTTATGATTTATATCTAATATTTGTGATGCTTCCCACTGCGAGCTCCATTCTTTTACTAAACTACCCTCAGATGAATATTGCATTACTGGTTTGCTATTTTTACTTCCTATTGTTTTTTTAGTTTCATCAGTGTGTTTAGTTTTACCTCTATTAGCATCTACTATTTTCTTTTTCCATTCATCTGTTAAGTGCTGTTTTGTTCCTTTAGCAGATGTTTTACCACCACTACTTTTATTTACTAATATTCCATTATTATCAATTCCTACTCTACCATATTCTGATATTAGTTGTTCTTCTAACTCATATGCTTCATCTTCTGTTAGATTAGTTTTATACATTTCTACAATAGGTAAACCATATTTTTGAATATAATTATAATAATGTTTGCTATGGCCCCATTTGAAAGACCAGGCTCGTGCTTTGTAACCTACACCAACATAGAATATTTGTTTTGTTATTGGATTACGATGGATATAAACATAATGTTTTGACATAATTGTTGTTTCCAATAAATATATAAACATTTTGTAGGCCGTTATCCATTATTATTACTTTTAATTACCTCAATTAATTTTTTAAGACAAGCAAGTTCTGCTTCTTCGTAGGTACATAAAGAATCTGAATAATTTATAACGCATATTTTTTTTATTTTGTTATTATTAAATTTTGAAACCCATGCAATATATTCTGTAATAGTTGATTCTTCCCTAACAATTATTTCGTAAGTGCATTTATATTCGTCTCTAAATAATCTAAAAATTTGAGAAAAAGTTGGAGCTGGAGTATCTCCACTCATTCCAACTGAATATAACCTACCAGAAGGATCATACCATTTTAGGCATTCTGAGTAAGAAAATATTATTCCTGAATTTTTTAGTTCTAATGCTTGTTCGTAGGGTATAAATTCTTTATTCATTTGGTTCTCTTATTGGATTTATATAATTCTTTTCTACCCATCTTTCAATATTAGATAGTACAATATCAACTTGTCTATTAATTAATTCTTTATTACCTTTATATTCGCCATTATCCCAATTATCATAATCAGCCATTTCTAATCCAATTTTAATATTGGTTTCAAGAGACGTGCTGTTTCTAATCTGATCAAGCAATTCAATTTGTACCTTTCTTGCTTTCATAGTGTTTTAGTTTTTTCATTAATCTATTAATTCTAATTTGACAATACCATTTACCCATGTTACCAGAGGCATTAGCATATCTTTTTTTCCAGTATTCAATTTTTTTATTGATTGGGCGATTAGCTTTATTTAATATATCTATATCATAATAGCTATTATTTTCTAACATTGGGTTATCGCTCATATATAGCAGTATTTTTATTATGTTCCATAAATTCTACTCTTGTTACTTTAACTCTATTTTCTGTCTCTTCTTGAACAAATGTATTAATTTTTTCAAATACGTACTTAGCAAATTGTTCAGCGCCTACACTTGGTAATTCTCTTAATTGAATAATACCTAATTCATTCATTGTTCTAAATCCACCAATACCTGGATCATCTTCAGCTACAAGTGTAGTGTGGTCAAACATATAGTCCATCCATTCTTTAGGATTTTTACCATCAATAGTACCATTAGCACGTTTCATACCTCCAAAATCCCAAACCCAATTTCTTTCATCTAACTCACCTTCAAACCATACTTTAAATGATACTCCATATCCGTGAAGGAATTTACAATGAGTACCTTCTGCTCTCCATTGACGGAATACTGTACTAAAACCATCAAATATTTTTGTTGATTGAAACTTTCCCATATTATTTTTTATTTTGATTTTGATTTGTACTTGAGAACAATAAATGACTTAAAAACGTTAAGCCTAACGCTTGATAAAACGTTATAGTTTTTAACCCAAATATATCGGGCATCAACCAGTTCCACAGTAATTGCACGGGTAAAGCCAGTATAACACACACTAAAGCAATGATTAATACTATACCAACAATAGCGGTAAGTGTTGCTTCTAATTTTTGCATAACAAATATTTTAATTAAAGTTATCTAATTTTTCCTTAGTAGCCAAATATTTTTCTTGAAGTGTTATTTTTCCTTTAGTATGTTTAGGAGTATAAGGACAATGTCGACATCCGTTACCGCAGCATTGGCCACGTTTTATATGAAAAAATGAAGTAAAAATTACTCTTTCACCTTCCATATAATAATCTATACCATGTTGTGTTTTGTTATTAGTTGACATAATTCAATAAAATATTTTTGATCGTGATTGTTTTTCATTATGTTTATATGCTTATGGACTAACTGGACGTTATCTTTATCATATGGTTTAGATGAATCTATTCTATCTAATGATGCTGTGCATGAGTATGATCTTATAGAAGATACATTTATAAAATCAATATCTATCCCACTTAAAGCGCATTTTTTATTTTGTTTTATCCATAAATCATAAATAAATTTACAATCAACATTTACTTCCCAATTTTTAGCACTAATTTTATTTGTTAAGAATTGGAGAGGAACATCTTTATATCCTTTAAAATGAGAACATTGAAAACATTGAAGTGTTTGGTATGAAGCGCTATTTTCTAATTGAGAACATTGTATTTCAATTTCATTTCCACACTCACATTGACACTTAATAGTAGATTGTTTATGTTTATTTTTATATATAGTTTCATCTATAATAGTAAGTCTACCATATTTGGTTTTAGTTTTAAAATAACCATTATGGTATTTTATTTTAGCAGGCATGTTATTTGTTTATAATAAATATATTGATATGAAAGAGAGGAAGATATTTAGTCTTCCTCTTTCATGTCATCTATTTACTTTTATAACGTAGTATATATTACTTACTATATTTTGAACTAAATTATCGTGTATCATTATACTATTTCACAAGCTCCAGATGCGCAGGCAACTTGGTCACTAAGATTAGTATCATCAGTAAACTCTATAATTTTAGATAGGTCAATTTGATGAAGATGTTTTACCATCTCGTTAAACTGCTCTTCAGTACAATCTTCATAAGGACTTTGTTTGTAACTACCTCCAAAATAAGGTAATACTGATAAACCATTGAATGTATTTCTATTCTCCCACATCCACTTACCTACTGCTTCCCATTCACCTTCATTAATTGATACAGTAGCGGAAACATTATTTGTATTAGCACCTTTACGATGTCCTTTCTTAACCCATTGTGTGTTGAATTTTTTAGTACGTTCAAGCATATCCATTACATTCTCTGTTCTTAAAATAGAACCAACAGGTGCTTTTTGTGGTACTGAAATAACTGCTTGAATTGTTGGTTTGAAAAAATCATCTTCAACTAATTCTGGGTGGTTAGCAGCTAAGTGTGAGTATATAGCTTCATTCTTGCCTACTCTAATTCTTCTAACATAGTAATCATTATGCCAAGCGTGAATACCACTTGATGTACCTAACACTAATGAACTAGTACCTGATGGTTTAACTGTAGTTACACGAGCTGCTTTATTTACACCTATAATATCAGCTACACGAGCGTTTTCTTCTTTAGCTAAGTCAGCTGCTTTTTTCAAGTCATAGTTCAAAATAACTCCTGAACCAATACCTGTCATACCAACACCTAACAAAGCATCTTTTTCAGTTGTTTTGCGCCAAATATCTCTTAAGTAATGAAAATCAGTATATGCTGCTTGTAATGTTCCAATAAATGCACCTACACGTACTCTTTCGTTTAAGTCTTCTTGTGATTCAATATTTGATACATTTACCTCACATAAGTTACAAAACTGATAAGAACGTAATGCAATTTCACAACATGGATTAGTACCCCAATCTTTATCATTTGAGAAGTAAATACCTGGTTCACCAGATCCACTTAACTCAATTTTCTTCCATAGTTTAAAAAATTCATCTTCATCAATCTTATGACGCATAACAACTGCTGAGTTATTTGCTCTTCCACGTTGTGGATTTTGTTCCCACCATTCACCGAACTTACATGTTAACATTGCTTCATCATCTAAATTAAACAATGAAATTAACGCTGCTCTTCTAATACCACCACTTAATACTGCATCTGCAATATGACAAGCCATATCATGTACTTCAACTGATGATAATTTATCACCGTTTGATTTACGTTCAAATATTTTTTGTAAGTTGAATAAGCATTCTTTTAATGGTTCAGGACCAGGTGCTTTACCTCCTACAGTGATTAATTGTGCTCCTTTAGGACGAATATCTCTAAAGTCAAACAATGGTAATGGTGCGCCTGTAAAATATGCTTTACATAACATACGAACAGCATCAGCCCATCCTTCAATACTGTCACCAATCAAATAACGTTTATGTTTAGTTGGTACTTTAATTTCAGGTAATTGTTCAATATGATGTAGTTGTACTGAATATCCTACTCCACATCCTGATAATAATAAGAACATTATTTCACTAAAAGATCTCCAATCATCAATAGGCAAAAAAGAACAATTAAATATACGAGCATTATTAAGTTCAATGGGTTTGCCTGCGAACTGTAATGAGCGCATAGACGGTAAAACTTTTTTATCATATACTAACTTATAAGCATTTTCAATTTCATCTTTCAATTGTGGAAACTTTGCTTGATGCATTTCTTTATTTCTTGTTACCAATTCACTCCATGTTTCTCTCCTGTTCTTCTCAGGGACAAACTTAGCGTACTTCATATAGGTGGTAATCTCACTCAATATGCTCTGTGTTACGTCCATTTTGTTTTATATTTTAATTTTAAAGTAAACAATTCCACTCATGCTTTCACATGTTAAAAAATCCTAAATCCTAGTTAAACTAATTTATTATCCTCATCCGCGAATGCGTATAAGATAAAGTCGTCAAAGATATCTTTTGGGACACCTTGTAACGTGTTGGAGTACTCTTGTAGCTTTGATTCGTTAATCAATTGTAAGTTACTCTCTAATAGAACTGGTTTGAAACTCAATAATGTTTCTTGAATGATATCTGTGTCATCATCTCCGTAAGCAATACTCTCATCTAAGTATTCTTTCATTAACTTGTCTAAATTTGCCTTTGAATACTCCATTATTTAAAACGTTTTTTTATTTCAGAAATAATATATTTGGAGATACGACTAATCGTTTCTTTCAATTTATCTTTTAATGCTTTCTTTTGTTGCCCTATACGTAATCCCTTAAATGGTACCTCAACACTCTTCATATGGGGTTCTAAATATTCACGATAGGCAGTACCTGCTAAAAATACGAAATTATCTTTGTCCAGATCATACTTTCTTGATGCTAGTTGATTTAAAACAGTATCTGCCCATTCTTTTCTAGCATCTGATGGCATTTCTTTTAATGTCTTGTTATAAGGCTCAATAGTCTTATGTAATGGTACTAAATGATGTTTAGCAGATAGTATATATATATCTTTATCATCAGATAATTTTCTAGCATATGCCAATTGCTTATTAAACAAATCAGAATTATATAGCTTTTCAGCGGGTGCTGGTTTGTCTAATTTACCTGCGGAACATGATACAAATACTACTGTTGACATTAATTATAAGTGTGTTTGATATAAATATTATTGTGAAGCATTTAATTCAAAGAATTTGTTCCTTAAGTTGTCTCTGTCAAAAGTATTAAAGTTCTCGTTCAATTTTATTGGTTTGTCAATTACTATGTCATCTTCTTCAATTTCATTATCATCAATAACAATATTACCTGTTGATGTATCTATACTTGCGTTATACGTAAATCCATCCATTCCGTATCGATTCTTCATAATATGAAAACGACCTGTACTGTTTACCTTATCTGCTTTTAAACGTGATAATGATATAGCGAAATCTGTAATCATCATTTTACTATACGAACCAGCGGCTTTATCACCTTCAATAATGTCATCTTTAGCACCTGCTCTGTTTACCTGAGATACGCTCCATATTGGTAAATTTAATTCACGTGCTAATCCTTTAGTGGCAATATATACATCATCAATTTCATCTTTACGATCTTTACTAACACGATTAGGTCTTAATAAGTCAACATAATCAATTAATATTAAGTCAGGTCTGTTACCTAAATCATTACATTTTTGAATATGTGCCTCAATTGTACTTATAGTTGCTTTACCCATCGGAAACTCTTTAATCACCAATTTACCAGGTAACTTAGTAATTGCCTCTTCTACAGTTGATCTATGTTGTTGAATAACATTAACTGATATGTCTGTGAAACAAGCATCATATCGTTTACCAACATATGCTTCAGATAATTCTAATGTGTAATGATTAACTGTAAATCCTAACTTAACTGCTTGAGCTCCTAACGCAATTAATGACCAACTCTTACCTCCACCTGGTGAACCAAATATTAAACCAAAATCACCACCACCTAAACCACCTTGTAATAGTTCATTTATTTTCTTCCATGGTGTGGCGATAGCATTTCTATATTCTTCGCGGTATCTATCTTCAACATCTTTCTCATACTCGTGACCTAAATTTTTCTCCATACCAGCTTTTAATGCTTGGTCAATTAGATGTCTAATGTCATCATACATTCCTGATTGTAATAGGTCAACTGATGATAATAGTGCTTTCTTTAATTGTTGGTTCTTGCAAAAATTACTAAACTCTTCCTCAACATAAGCAGCATCCTCAACACTTATTTTATATGATTCCTTTAATTGCTCTACAACTGATGTTTTTAATACTTCATTATCAATTTTCTTTACTTCAATATGTAAAATATCAAGTGTAGGAATACTATGGTAATGATCAAAATAATCAATAATTTGTTTAATTAACCATTGATGTGCTTGGTTATCAAAGTATTCAGTTGTGAGTACATCCCTAATATTTAATAAGAACTTTTTGTTCTTCAATAATGAACTAATAATCTTAACTTGGAAACTTAATCCATAGCTAGATAGTTTTGAAAACGCAACCATAATTTTATTTTATTTTGTATGACGTAAGATATGAAAAAACATCTTGAAGCCAAAACTCTACATTGGGAATTGAATCTCCAAGACAATCTTCTTTATACATCTTAATGAACTCATTTCTACTGAATGGTGGAACAGGAGCAGCAACAATGTTTAAAATATCTTCTTTATCAAAAACAAAAATATTTGGATTGTTTATATCCATCAACTGTTTGTTAATCATAAGTTGATTTCTAAAATTATGTATGTCCTCATACCTACCTTTCTTATCTTTAGCATCCTCTAATATTTCCTCTATTGTAACTGGCTCTGTAGCCAATTTAGGGTATAATTTAAGTAATGTTTTAGGTCCTATTTTATTAACTCCTGGTATATTATCTGATTGGTCTCCTAGTAATATTTTCTGTGTTAGAAAATTCTCGGCTATAATACCATATTCATCTTTAATAGCAGTGGGTGTATAAAACTTTTTCTTAATAGGAGAATAAACACTTACTCTTTCATTTACTAATTGTAAAAAATCTCTATCAGCACTTACTATTATAACTTCGTTTTGTAGTTCTTTACTTAAGTAACCAATTACATCATCAGCTTCAATTTTATCAATTGACATTAATGATACTGGTAGACATTTTAAGTATTCAACTAAACGAAGCATTTGGTTAGTGATAGATTCAGATTCATCTTCTCTACTCTCAAATCCATCCCAATTAGTAATACGTTGTAATTTTCTATTCGCTTTATAAGCGGGAAATAAATTTTTCTTATTGTTAGTATTACCTAATCCATCAAACACTAAGATTACCCTAGTAGGTTTTATATGTCTAATAAGGAAACCTAGTGATTTTAGAAACCCTGTCAGGCCACCTATATGGTGGCCGTTAGGGTTCATATGATGAATCATGGCAAAACTTCTCAGAAACATATTCATGCAATCTATCAGTACCACCTTACTGTCTAGATGTAAGGGTTGGTCTTTAGTATTCTGAATACTTTCAAATATGTGGGCGTATTTACTCTTCGACATCTACGTTAGCGCTTATAGTGGTTCCATCTAATTCACTGTCTTCTTCTACAATATCAAAGTCAGTTGTACCTAAAACCTGTAACCACTCATGTGAGTGAATTTTCTTGTAATCATCAACTGCTTTTTTATCATCCTCAATAAACCCATGCACTGTCATAATAGATGCACCTTTACTAGTAACGCCTGTAATGTGATTTTTATCAACTGATATTTTTGTTCGTTTAGCAAACTCAACATCTTTACCATTCTTAGTAGCTTTAATCTTATTAGTACCTGGATTAGTGATGTTACCAAAGGTAATAACAAGTGATGAGTCAAAGAACATAGTGTTTCCACCTTTATTCTTCATCTTAGGTTGTTCCATAGGTGATCCTGGTTTGTCAACCCATACTTTATTAACTGCTACTAATGTATTAGTATATTGATAAGTTTCCTTACGTGATAATACTATTTTTTGGTTAATAAAGTTACCAAATTGTTGAGACATAGCACCTGCATTCCACTCATTGTTGTTTTTGTTTGATTCAACACTTAAACGACATGGAATACTACCTACTGAATCCCAGAAGAAACATAAATCATAAGGTAAATTACCTTTAGTTTGTTCATCTAACATATCAGCGATAAATGCAGCTACATCTTCTACTGTATTTAGTTGTCCTCTATCTGTATAGATAAAGAAACCTTTATAATCTGTAATTTCACCTGTAGCTTCATTAACTATAGGCTCAATTTCAAAACCCATTTGTTGGGCGTGTTCCCAACTCCACTTCATCTCTGTAATAATAAAAACAGGTAATATACCCATTTTTTGAGCAGCGACTGCAGCCTCAAGCATAGCTGTTGTTTTACCAGTATCCGAGTGACCACGTAACAAAGTTATGTGGCCAATCGGTATCCCAGGTATAGACAGAGTATCTTGAAAGGCTTTCGAAAGTGGAATCCAACGTTGTGGTTTAAATTTCACAGGTTGATCTAGGTATTTTGCTTGCTTGAATCTATCAAGGTCAAATGTTCCCTTAATCGCTTGTGAAACACTAGCGTTTAAACTCTTTTTTGCGTTTGCCATTAAATTGTTGATTAGTCGTTAAATAAACTGTCGAACTCTTCTTCATCGAAGCCCTTTTTCTTAGGAACGATAGCTTCTACTACTGCTGGTGTAGGATCAGCTTCAGTAGCTTCTTCTGTTTCAGTAGATGGTTCTAACCATTCCATTAAAATCGTTTTCATTTCTTCGAACTCGTACTTCTTATAATGAGTAAGTACGTCTGGTTGTTCACTAATCCAAGCTTTGATTTGCTCATTATCGTCTGATAATGCTGATGTTTTAGGCTTAATACGAACTGAAGACTTATTGTACTTAGTACCTGTGACATCAGGACCTACAGTGTCGATAGTCATATCACGACCATCCATTACGTCTGTGTAGTCTCCGATATCCTCATCTTCAGCGATACCTAATAACTCGAGATACATTTCTCTACCAAATTCCCACAAACGAACACCTTTGTCTTCTTCACCTCTCACAATAACAGGAGCAAAAATTCTCATCTTTGGACTAATTTTTTTAGCCAAAGTCCAGTTTTCTTTGTCGCTTGTTTTCTTTAATTGAGCTGCGAATTCAACGATTGGATCTTTCTCGTTAAAGTTAGTTAATGCTAGCATGGTTTTGTTTCCAACACCATAATGAAACATTACTTCTCTAAACGGATTTTGTTTGTTGAATCTAGATGGAACGATTCGAATCACTTGTTTGCCAACTGCTGGCTTCCAGAATGTTTTGGAGCGATCTTCCTTAGAAGCGCCACCTTTCTTGTTTTGCAACGATTGTAATCGGTTGCGGATAGCATTTAAGTCCATTTTATAACTGTTTTTATATAACTGAAATTAAGTAAATGATCTTGGAAGGCCAAACCTAGGACAAATAAATGATATTATTAATTTTGGTTTCTAGTTTACGCAACCCAGTTTCCTGAGTAAGTAATATTGTGTTTCTGTAATCTTCCCATGTAATTTTGTAATTGGGATCGGCGATACCGTTGTT